CCGGTGAGGATGGTGTTAGCTTCTATGCTATAGTCGCCGAAGCCCGTGAGGGCTTTGACGATTTTTTGAGCCCCATGACCGAGCCATCCTCCGATGGTCGAGCCGACGGAGTCGGGGGGGGCGTACCACGCTTTGGATGACGATCCGTCATCATCTTTTTTGGCGGGGCGTTTCTTTTTGGAAGAAACTTTATAGGCTCCCGTTCCTCTAATCGCCATTTGCCGCGGTCCACGCGTGGAGGCAAGGCGTTTGTAGTATGCAAGCTTTTGCTTGTCAGAGTATTTGCGGGAGCTCATGGTATGGTGGCGCGGATAAGTTCCGCGCAGTTTATTTAATTGTTTGTCGTTGTGGTTCGACGGTCGTATACGACCGTCAGCAAAACGCGTTTGGTTATGGGTGACGCGCGGAAGCGCGGAGTAAGGTGCCCCCATGGGGGATCCATACACTCGTGGCACGAGGGTATCACGCACACGCCCCGAAGGGGCGTGTCTGCCAGCCCTCGCTAGCACCGAAGGTGCGGGTATGGCGGGGGCTGAGCAGAGACAATGGATTAGGGGGGGCCACCAAGTGTGGTCCCACCGTTAGACGTCTGTAAGACGGTTGTTGGTGGATCAGCGCGAGTAGCGCTGGTCAATGCCGGACCGGTAGGAAGAGGTCCGGAAATGGCGCGGCGTTGGCGCCGGCGCTTATTTTGTGTTCGCGGTGGGGTAGACACCGCGAGAGAAGGCGGCGCGTCCGGGACGGGCGTGGCCGCGGGTTCGACGGAGTCGAAGAGTTCTGCGATAGCAGCGAGGACCAGAGGGTCGTCGATAGCCGGAGGCGGAAGTGGACAAGGGGGCGACGTCGAGGCCGGGACGGGCGAGAGGGTCGCCATAGTATTACAGTCCACTTCGTTACGCTCGCCTGAGAGCGTGTTAAGAACGAAGTGTTTTGTAGTGGGACGCTGATTAGCGCCCACTACGTGAGTCACGGTGGTTAACCGTGACAAGAAGGCGGCACGGACTTTCTGCGGGACATTTGGGTACCAAGTGTCTGGAGCAGTGTTGGACGTGATGTAGACCTTCTTCCAGGCTCGGTAGGCGGAACCGCCTTTGATGTTGACCGAGCCGTATTGGCCATTGCACCAGGACAGCATGTCCGCGCAGCGCAATTGGCCATAGAAGTCGTCGAAGACGATAGTGCCTTCTCCGTCGTAGTTGTCGAACGGGAAGGTGTCACCGCAAGCGACGGGGAAGACGTCGTGGTCGGTGTTGAGACCGGTCATGTCCGTTTTGCGGGTGCCAGGGTCACCCCATAGGACGTGAACTTCTATCGGTCGGTATTCGCGCGCAGCGCGTTTAGCGGCGAGTACGCGGATGCGGTCGAGGCCGCGGGAGTATTTGCAGTACTCGGCAGGGTACTGCTCTATGATTGACCACGCCGTAGGCGCGGTTTTGGCGAGGTCGATCGCAGGATGGAGATCCGTGCGAGCGCCTTGGCCACCGGATTCCCAGGATCCGGCTTCGAAGAAGTCGCCGTCTTTGCGGCAGTAGTTTTGGTTGCAGGCGCGAACTTCGCGAGCGGCTTCAACGTGGCATTTGGGGTCGCAGCCAAGGCGCCCCAATATTTTTTGAACGGAAGCGCGTCGCATGGGGCGGTGGAGTTCGCAGTAGCCCTGCATATGAGGCTTGCCGGTGTCAGGGCAGGTTTCTAGACCGAAGCATATGTAGCGGAGGGCTGTTTCATTCTCGAGTCCTAACTCGCAGAAGGTTTCAAGCTCGATTGTGTCGAACTTGAAGTTGGTGAAGGACCAACGACGTGCAACGGCGGCGGGAGTGGCGGGCATGCAGTATGCATGGGCCGCATTTGTCTAAGAGACAAAAATTAATGAGGGCGCGCTTAGCGTCGTCCCGTTTAGGTCGAAATGTCGGAATCGACTTGAGTGACCCAGAGGTCCATGTCGCAGTTCGAGAGTGTTCCGCCCGAGAACGAGATTTTTGTGTTTGGTACACCGATCGTCAGAATGAACGCGAGGTGAACGGTGGTAGACGTCGCGTTGGACGAGACGGCTTTGTTTGATGTGTCGGGACCTGTCCCGTCGTTCCAGACTTGTAAGAGGCTGGAACCAGCGGTGACGCTGAAGCTCGGGGATACCTGAGCGGCGGCGGCTCCGGTTGTGTGATAGAACATCACAACTAGGAAGTTTCCTGTGACGATTTCGACAGGGAACTGGAAGCTGTTTGAGTCAGCGAAGGAGATTCCAATGGAATTACCGGCGCTGAAGCTGTGGGAGGCGCCGCATATGGCGCCGGTTGCGCAGCTAGTGTTGAATACGTGATCCGAGAGGATTGTAGTAGGTGCTGTGAAGGCGTGTTGATAGAACTCGACTTCGTATGTGCACCAGAGTTGGCCAATGACGCCAGTGGCGTTTTGCATACCGAGGGTTGCAATGTTGAATTGGCCTATATCGAAGAGGCGGATGTCCCCCCCGGTGGGGACTGCTCCGTCTCTAATGTAGAGCTCAGCCGCAGGGATGAGCGATTTTTTGCATTCTACTGGATGGTAGAAGTCGCACGACGGTTTACTGGCGTTTGCGAATTCGTGGTTTTCCATTTGTATGGCACTGGTGAAACCAGGGTTGAGGCTGTTGTATTGGGTGGCCATAACAACAGTTCCTAGTGCGGAAGACGCGCTGGATGATAGGACAGCGTCGGATGACATGCTTTTGAATTCGAAGACGAGGCCGCGGAGGCGGTAGAGTTCGAAGGCTTTTGCTACCTGGCTGAGCCATGGAAACGTGGCGAATAGGCCAGGGTTGATGTCGTATGTGTTGTTTGTGAATTGGGTTGTTGCGATTACATCTCCGATGTATTCGCGATGGCGCATGATGACTCCGCCGGTACGGACGGAGTTGATTACCTCGGGCGGGGATAATCCGCCGGTGAGGATGGTGTTAGCTTCTATGCTATAGTCGCCGAAGCCCGTGAGGGCTTTGACGATTTTTTGAGCCCCATGACCGAGCCATCCTCCGATGGTCGAGCCGACGGAGTCGGGGGGGG